CATTAGTTGGACACAACATTATTGGTTTTGATATTCCTGCTATAGAAAAACTAAAGCGTGTATCCCTCTATAAACATGCTCATATTCTTGATACCTTGACCCTATCAAGATTACTCCACCCAACACGAGAAGGTGGTCATAGTTTAGAAAAGTGGGGATGGAAACTCAATTGCCCTAAGTCTAAGTCTCCTAACTTTACAGAGTTTAGTCAGGAAATGTTAGACTATTGTATTCAAGATGTTCGTTTGAATAAAAAAGTTTTAAAAAAACTTAGAGAAGACGGAAGAGGTTTCTCAAAACAATCTATTGAATTAGAACACCAAACTTGTAAAGTGTTACAAGATCAACAGATGAATGGATTTTTATTTGATGAAAAGAATGCTACTCTTCTTCTTAGTTCTTTAAACAAACGAAAGAAAGAGGTTGTGCATGAAGTGCATAATACTTTTAAACCTAAGTGGGTTGATGTCAAAAAAGTTATACCTAAACTTAAACAAGATGGGCATCTTTCTAAATCAGGACTCACAAAACTTGAGTATGAAGAAAGAGTTGATTCAAAAAATATAACTCCTTTTATGAGAAAAGAATTGCAAGAGTTTAATCTTGGAAGTCGTAAACAAATTGGTGAGTATTTAATAGACTTTGGATGGAAGCCTAAAAGATTTACACCTACAGGACAACCTATTGTAGATGAAGGGACTCTCAATAAAATTTCTCACATTAAAGAAGCTCAATTAATTGCAGAGTTTTTATTACTTCAAAAACGGGCTGCCCAAGTCGAGTCTTGGATAGATGCTGTTAAAGATGACGGTAGAGTTCATGGATCGGTTATTTCTACTGGAGCTATAACAGGTAGAATGGCACATAGAAATCCAAACATGGCTCAAGTTCCTGCTGTTTATAGTCCTTATGGTAAAGAGTGTCGATCATGTTGGACTGTTCCTGAAGGACATAAACTTGTAGGTGTAGATGCAAGTGGTTTAGAATTAAGAATGTTAGCACACTACATGGCTGACAAGGAGTATATAAATGAAATTATTAATGGAGACATTCACACGACTAACCAAAACTTTGCTGGACTTGAATCAAGAGATCAGGCAAAAACTTTCATCTATGCCCTCATTTACGGAGCAGGAGATGAAAAGATTGGAAGCATCGTTAAAGGAAGCAGAGCAGACGGTAAGAAGTTGCGAGAACGCTTTCTTAGTAGTCTCCCAGCACTTAAGTCTCTTAAGACAAAAGTTGACGGAGCATCTAGAAAAGGATACTTAAAAGGATTAGATGGACGTAAAATTTTTTTAAGACATAAACATGCTGCTTTAAATACTTTACTTCAAGGTGGTGGTGCAATTTTAATGAAGAAAGCTTTATGTATTTTAAAGAATAGATTAGAGCTTAGTTCAACAAAACATAAGTTTGTAGCTAATATACATGATGAATGGCAAATAGAAGTATCAGGTTGTCGAGCTAATAAGGTTGGACAGATTGCTGTGGAATCTATTATAGAAGCAGGAGAACATTTTAATCTTCGCTGTCCTATGGATGGGGAATACAAGATAGGAGACAATTGGAGTGACACACACTAATATTCCTGAAGGATATATCAGCAGAAAAAGTTCTACTGTTGACTTTGGCTATGAACTCAGTGAGATAGAAGGATATTTAAAGCCAATACCTTTTGAACTTGAATGCTTAAAGAAGGCAGAAAATAAAGTAAAAAACGGAGAGTCAACACGGAAAGTATCTAAGTGGTTGTCTTTAGAAACAAACAGATATATAAGTAATGTAGGTTTATGGAAACATATAACTAAAAAAAACGAAAGTAATTTTAAATTTATATGTAACAAGCAAGAAGAGGGCTACGTATATGTGCTAACAAATCCAGCTTGGAACTCTTGGGTTAAAGTTGGAATGGCTGTAGACCCCGGAGATAGATGCTCTACTTTTCAAACTTCTTCTCCCTTTAGAGATTATGAAATATATTTTTCTAAAAAGTTTAATAATAAAAAAGAAGCCGAAGCAACTGCTCATCACATGTTAAAAAAAGTAGCAGACGAATATAATAATGAATGGTTTTTAATTGACAAAAAAATTGCAAAAGCATTAATAAAAGTAATATGAAAAAGAAAACTCTTGATACATTAGTAGAAGATATTTATTCTACTATAGGTGTTTTGTCTGACGACAAACCTTTAAAATTAACTCCAAAACTTTTAAAAGAATTTGGAGATAGTATGTCTGAAGCATTGCAAGAATGGGGAACACCTAAAGGAAACAACAAAGTTAAATCTCCTAGTCTTCGTATGTCTAACATTGGTAAGCCTGATAGACAATTGTGGTATGACATAAATTCTGAAAAAGATTATGATGTTAAACTACAGCCTAGTACTTTAATTAAATTTTTATACGGACATTTACTTGAAGTTTTAATTATTTTTTTTGTTAAACTTGCTGGTCACAAAGTTGAAGCTGAACAAAAAGAAGTTACAGTTAATGGTATTAAAGGACACATGGACTGTAAAATTGATGGTGAAGTTGTTGATATTAAAACTGCTTCAGGCTTTGCTTTTAAAAAATTTAAAGATGGAACTCTAGCAGAACAAGATACCTTTGGATATCTTGCACAGTTAGCTGGGTACGAAGCAGCAGAGAAGACTTCACAAGGTGGGTTTCTTGCTATGAATAAGGAAAACGGAGAGCTTACTTTATTTAGACCTGAAGATTTAGACAAACCTAATATTAAAAATCGAATTAAAACAATCAAAAGAATTGTTGCTAGAAAAACTCCACCTATTTTTTGTTATCCTGACGTACCTGAAGGTAAATCAGGTAACATGAAACTTGCAAGAGAGTGTACTTACTGTCCTTATAAATATAAATGTCATAAAGACAGTAATGATGGACAGGGACTAAGAGGATTTAATTATTCTAAAGGTCCTGTGTATTTAACTAAAGTTGTAAAAGTTCCAAACGTTGAGGAGATATTATGAACGGAAAAAAAGCAAAACAAATTAGAAACAAATCTTTACTTTTATTAGTTGATTGGGTAAAAACATTAGTGTCTGAAGAAGAAGGGAAAAAAATAACATATGAAAATGCACACAAACTTTTACCTACAGATACTCATGTGTATGCAAATCAACAAATAAGATTATCTGCATTTACACTAAAATGGATTGTTAAAAAAGTTAAAAAATTAATAAAAATAAAAAATATAAACGATATAAATATCAAGGATTTAAACGATGCATCTTAATAAAACAGAATTAGAAAACGCAATTATTACTTTAGGACAAGTATTAGAACAGGACAATGAATCTTTAGATAATTTTGATACTCAAATTATACAAGACTTATCAACGTTATTGTCTCTTGAAGTTCAGAAAAGACTTGATAGAGTTTCACACTAATGCCAAAAAGAGTACCTAGAAAACCTAGACCTAAAAAAGTTAATGTTCCTAAAGGATATGATAGTCTGTGGGAATATGATATTCATTTAGGAATATTACAAGACTGGAAACATCATTGGGATGTTGTACACTATGTCGTTGAACATAAATACGAAGCAGATTTTGTTAGAAAAATAAATGGCAAAACTATTTTGTTAGAAGCCAAGGGAAGGTTCTGGGATCATGCTGAGTACAGTAAATATATTCACATAAGAAAAGCCTTGCCTAAAGATACAGAGTTAGTTTTCTTATTTCAAAAACCTTTCTCTCCTATGCCGGGAGCAAAGGTACGTAAGAATGGAACAAAACGAACTCATGCTGAATGGGCTGAAACAAATAATTTTATTTGGTATAGTGAAGATACTTTACCTGACGACTGGAGAAACGATGGATTATAAATTTAAAGAAAATGAAAGTCTTTTAGAACTTAAAAAGTATATTGATAATACTTATAGTCAACATTATGCTTCAGATAAATACCAAGCAACTGATGTTATTATTGATTCAGGACATGGTGAAGGATTTTGTATAGGTAACATTATGAAGTATGCTAAACGCTATGGAAATAAAGATGGTAAGAACAGGAAAGACTTGCTTAAAATATTACACTATGGTATAATTATGCTTGACATACATGACAAGGAGAATACGTAATGGTCGAAGACAAGGTGGGTATCAAGGAATATCTTGGTATAAAAATTAATTACAGTAATGAAAAACTATTAGATAAGTT